AACTGAGTTTCCAGCCACAGCGGAGGAACGAACTCGCCACCGGCACCGGCCACGTTGCCCGAGATAGCCCGAGACTCGTTCCGCAGGGCGTTATTACGCGCTAGCCGGTCGGCGGCGTCACGGTCGTTCTTGTTACGGGCGAAATACAGGTCCCGGAAATACGAGGTGCCGTTATCCGGCCGGTAAATCTCCTCGCTGCGGGTCACCTGAATGCGGGAGGTGCCGGGCATGACGTCGGTGCGACGCTCAATCATCTTTTCTCCGTTGCTGCGGGGTGCGTACTTTCCTGCCATGGGCGCGGCGGCCTCATCGGCCGAAATCTGGATTTCGAGTTCCTCGATACGGTCGTTAAAGGCCCGAACCTCGGCCTCTAGCCGGTCGAACTCGGCATGTTCGGCAGCGTTCATATTGCGCTTATCCGCCGTAGCCTTATCGAGCACGGCGTGTAGCTGGGTGCGTGCCTCCCGGCGCTTAACGCGCAGGTCGGTGACCATTTCTCGCCTATTCACTCAGTTTCCTTTGTGGGTGCGGGAATCGGGGGCAGGGTTGCCGCCCGAAGCTCGTTCTCTCGGTCTCTCTCCTGCGCGAATCCCTCGGCCAACTCGGCGAATTCCGCGTCCTCCCGCGCGCTGATCGCCAAAATGTCCATACCGAGCGCCTGCAACAGCGGGTCGGTACACGCGGCGAGGGAGGCGGCGAGGCGCATTCGACGTTCGCGAGGAATGGCGCTAATGGCGTTCTCGACGTGCGTCACCGGGTGCCCCGAGTCTCTAGGGCCGTGTTGAACGCCCATCGCTGCGCTTTCGCATCACGCAGGTTCGTTCCTGCCTCGACGAGGGGCGCAAGGTGCCCTAGCAGCGCGTGAGGGGCACCCTCGGGCGTCACGGGGCCGTCGGCCTCAATGCGGGCGAGAACAGCGGCGACAATGGCGTCTAGCCGGTCTCGGAGATTGGTCACAGCGGGCGGATTAGTCATCGATTCAGTTCCTTTGGATACGAGAAAAGGCCCGTCTCACAGACACCAAGGGCGGCGTGTGTCTGCGAAACGGGCCAAGCAATGTGGCGGAGGTGCTAGGCACACTCGACGCCATGCGCGCTGCCGCCAAGCATTGCGCAAAAGGTGTTCCGGTAGCCGCGCGCTGAACGCCGCACCCTCCTGGGTATTAGGCGCGACGCATTACGGCACGACTACCGGAAGAATTGGGAGGCAACAGCGCTGGTAATCCGCCGGAGCACGACCGGATTACCCCTCGGTCTAACCCTCCGAGGTGCGCTGTTGCCATCGGCGGTTTCCCGTCCGCCGAGCATGAAAGGGAATGGTGCGCGAGGCGCAGCTCTGTTCCCCATGTGTTTCTAGAGCGCAAAGGCTTAGCCCAAATTGGACATTAGTCGGTTTCCGATTGCATCAATTCGGTAACGGCAGCCGGCTCGGGGGTGTCATATCCGAGAATTAGTGCCCGAATTATGTTCAGGGAACGAAAAACCGCGTTCCTTTCGGCGAGGTTGCGGGGCACGGGAATGTGGTCCTCAAGAATCAGCATCGCCGAGGTTCCGGCGTCGAAAGGGGTCGCCATGATTGGTGCTCCTCCTAGTCACTAGTAGGTGGTCTGCGGCGGGTTCACGCTGCCTGCCTCGCTCGCTGGGCACGCTTCTTACAGGCTCCGCCGCAATACGTACGAGGGCGCCCCGTGGCGGGCTGCGTAACGGCCTCACCACAGACAGGGCAAACCCCATCCACCCCTAGGACGGCCTCGGCGCGTAGGGCGCTGGAGATTGCTTCTAGCGTTTCCACCGGGCCCGCTGTCTCGCCGTATAGGGCTTCCTGTAGCGCGCTCTGTGCATCCCGCAGCAGGGCGAGTAGCTCATTCTTAGTCACAGTGTTTCGTTCCTTTCGGGGACATGGGGGAGTCCCCTAACTTTTGTTTCGGGGACAGGAGCAGTCCCTTAACTGTGTTTCGGTGACATGGGGAGGTCCCCTAACGAGGTTTCGGGGACATGGGTCTGTCCGCGAAAGTCGCTAAACTAGGGCCGAAAAAGCCGCCTGGTCGCGAAACCAGACGGCTTTCGGGTATCAGGCCATCGTGAGACGGCCGGTTCGCCGGATCTGCGTCTCAGCGAAGATGGCGAGGCGGGAAAGTCGCTCCGCTTGCGTGCGCGCGTCGTTGCCGACGTTGTTGACCCAGTCCCGGGCCATGCGCCCTCGGGCGGAATTCTCGCAGGTCCAAGCCACAATGACGGCTATCAGGCGCTCGGCTGCCATAAGGGTTCACCCTCTCTCCTTGGTTCCCTTTGCTGGTGGTCCTAGAGCGCACGGGTATGCGCGGAGGGGCGGAAAAGGCGAGAAAAGGAAATGTGACGTGGGGCACATCTAACAGCGGAGCGGGGGCGGCGTCATGACGACTGACGGATGAACACACTGTTTGGGAATGCCATAGGGCTCTCTTAAGACATACTGAGATTGATACTAGAAACGTCATTCATCAGAAGAGACAGCTCAGAGGGGGTAGGAATGAGAAAGAGCCCTTTTATAACGTCAGCTAGCGTCATCCCCGCCCGCTGTAGAGCCTCGACGCCCTGTACGCCCGCCTAAGCGCCTCGCGGGGCGACTTAAGGCCCTCGGTCCACCTCGACCCCCCGGGGCGCGTAGGGAGCCGTACAGCGCCTCACAGCGGCAAGGGGCGGCTCGGCCTCCCCGAGGGGTGGCGCCGGTACGGCCAGCTATTTACACGTGTCACCTCGACGCCCTGTACGCCCGTCTGCGCCCACGACAAAGCCCCGCCCGACCGAGGGGGCCGAACGGGGCTGTAAGTCGCTTAGAGGGGCTGCTAGGGACGCTGGAGCGCCATGCGCAGCGATTCGCGGAGTCTGCCGACCATGGCCGCCATAGCTTGCGCCGACTCAAAGTCGAATGCGTCGGCGTCCGCCAACACTCGGGATTCCGGCGCCACCATGCGAAGCCCCTCCCGCAGCGTGCCGACCATTCCGGCCATGGCGCGCACGTCATCGAAGCCGAACGCGTCGGCGTCCGCCAGCATTTTGCGTGCGTAATCGCGCTGTGTGCTCATCGGTCGGCCTCCAGGTCGGCAGCACGCGCGGTCAATTCGGCGCCAGCGTCCGCAAAGAACGGGTCGCGGATATCGAGACTCACCCGCGACTCGTCGAGCGTGCGCCACCCGCCCGGCCTACCTCGCTTCACAGTCAGGATTGCGCCCGCCTCGGCCAGCATTTCCCGGCGCTCCCCGCTGTCGGCGTTCCTCCAGACGTCGGCGTACCGTCGGCCCGTGCGGATTTCCTCGGTACGCGCCTCAACCTTGGGCCGTTCCTCTAGTTCGGCGAGTCGCGCGTCAATGGCGTCCGCATGCCGCTGCCACGCTGCCTTAGCCGCGCTACTGCGCTGCCTCCCCTGCTGCGCCATGTGGTCCTCAAATTCGGCGAGGGTGGCGTCAATCTCCGGCTGCGGGTCGTATCCGGGAATGGTGCGCGTGTGAGTGACCTCAAGCCCTCCCAGAATGCGCAGAAATTCGCGGGTAACGTATTCGTCCACCCAATCGGCGCGAATGTTCATGGGGTGCTCGCAAACCTCGCCACGGGCGGAAGCACCACACCGGTACGTGGGACGCTGGCCGGGCTTAGATTCCTGCGCGTTCAGGTACATGCGGCCCCCACACGAGTCACAGTGCACGATTCCGAACAGCAGCGCGTTCGTGTCGCGCCGGACCGGGTTACTGACGCTGCGCTCATCGAGTAGGGCGCGCACGCTGTCGAACTCAGCGCGGGTGAGAATCGGTTCACGGGTTGCCATTACCGGGCGCCCCTCGCTGTCGCGCACGGGCTTCCCGTTGCTGAGTTTCCAGCCGATCAGGGTTTCGGAGCGCAGAATGCGCGTGACCGTAACGGCGTTCCATTTCGTGGGGTTGTCGACGACGCGACCCTTATACGCGGACCAGTGGTCTGCGGGCGACGGGATTCCCTCGGCGTTCAGCGCGTGCACGATGCTGTTTACAGTCTCGCCAGTCATGAGCGCCTTAATGATGCGCTCAATTACCTTGACGGCCTCGGGGTCCTGCGCCAGCGTCCAGCCGCCACCCTCAAGCGGGGCAGGCGCGTAGCCATACGGCGCACGGGAACCCCGCCAGCGAAGCGGCATAGCGCGCATTGCGGCCTGCGCGCTGGTAACGCGTTCCCGGATTGCTTGCGCCTCCATCTGTGCCGCAAACGCGAACAACGTGACCATAAGCTGAGTCATCGGATTTAGCGCGTTGCGGAAATCGAGATCCAGCCGCCCGCCCGGCCCCTCGGCGAACACGATCATCTTCCTGTGGTCGCGCGCCCATTTGGCGAGTTCGTGCATGTCATCCATGCTTCGCACAGCGCGATCGAACCGCCAAAACACCAGCGCGTCGAAATCGTCGGGGCGGCGCAACCATGCACCCAATTCGGGGCGCTCGAAAGGCGTGGTTTTCGACGCCGAAACGCCGAGGTCGACGGCTTCCCGGTCGGCGAGGTCAATGCTCAGCGCTGCGGCGGCGCCTCGGTTGGCCTCTCGCTGCCGCTCGGGCGAGGTGGTCTCGTCGGTGAGGACGGACAGGCGGAGGGCAGACACGCCCCTGAGTGTGTGCATGGTCGCGCTAGAGCGCGCGGGCTTACGACCCGTGCTGACCTGCGGGTTTGCTGCCATCGTGTGGTGCTCCCAGACGTGCTAGTTGGGAGCGTTCGGAGATCCGAACGCTGTGAACTTCCAGTTCTAGCACAAACGCACTGGTCAGCGCGCGGTTTCGGCAACATTGGGGGCGCCGGGTCGCCCCAAAATCGGGCGCCAGCGTAAGCACCTGCCCGCGTAGCCTGATAGGGCCCAAAAAAGCGCCCCGGCAGGAAGCGCCAACTTCCTTACCGGGGCTGACCGAGAATCGGAGTCTCGGCTTATGAGCAACCCTACCGGCGCGGAATCCCACGCCATCAGGAACGCCCGCAACGATGCCGCATACGCGGTAATCATGGCGCAGCAACCGGAAGTCACGCGCGATCAACTGTGCGCCCTAGTGGGCAAGTTGGCCGAACACGTGTGCGAGGTGACTAGCGTCGCGGAAGCACGGGGCGAACGGCTCAATGCGCCAGCAGCAAGGGTGCTGGAAGACGCCCTGCGCGCTGCCCTCGGCCAGGTGCGTGCGGCATGACCAACCTTCGGCGCCTTCCATTCGACGGGCCGGAGGGCAAGCCCGCGTTTATCCCGGCGAACAACCCCGACGGCCCGCTATCGCGGTTCGCCGACGCCATCGAGGGGCAGCAACTCGCCGTAGGTGAAACGGTGTTGGCGCTTGTGCGCGCCATGCTGGCAGGGGAACAACTCACCGCCGACGAATCTTGGTACATGCTCCGCCGCACGGTCGAATGCCTCGCCGACGCGCTCAGCGTTGCGGAATCCCGGGGGCAGCGCCTCGGGCTAACCGACGAACCCCTTTCCGGCACTCCCGCCGAGGTGCTGAGCGAGGCATTGAAGCGGTCCGCCGCCGACGCATAGGACCGTAGGACACAGAAACGGCCCGTAGCGGCCCCGGAATCATCCTGGGGTCACTACGGGCCGTTGTCGTATCGGCAGGCGCTCACAAGGCAATCTGATGGGTACGTCAGCTAGCTACTGGAAAGAGTCGACCAGCGGCAGCGTGCCGATATACGGGGCAAACAGCGGGGCTAGGCTCGGGAATCGCTCGGCGAGGAACTCATACGGATCACGGGCGCTCTTCTCTAGATTGCAGTCGGCGCACGCTGGAAGCAGATTCCCCAGCACGTGAGCGCCACCACGCGCTAGCGGAACAACGTGGTCGAGGTGCTCGGCGGGACCATCACAGTAAGCGCAGTAATGCGCACCGATTTCGACGAAATACGCGGCGAGGTCGGCGGCGTTGTGATTGTCGGTCCATGCGTCACGCTTTATCGCACGGCGCTTAGCGGCCCCAGCGCGATATACAGCGCGACCGGCGGGCGTTTGACGGTACTCCGCTTGTTTCGCCCGGCGCGCCTCGGCGTTTACGGCGTAGTGCTTTGCTTGCTCCGCCCGTACCCCCTCGCGATTTTCGGCGTAGTGGTCGCTGCGGCATGCCCTACACGCCGACCGGTACCCGTCGCCCCTACGCGGGAATGCGTCGAGCCCCTTAACGACCAAGCAATTACCACACGCTTTCGCGGGTACGCCCTTGCTACGCAATCGGCGATTGAGGCGCAAGCGCGTAGCCTTATCGGCAAGCATGCTCATGCGGCCACCTCGGCGAGTGCAGCACGGATGCGCTGTGCACGAGCCTGCCCGATACGCAATTCAGCTTGCAGAGTGCGAAGCGACGCACCCTTACCCGTGCGAGTGCGTATCTCGACGTCGAGGCGGCGCGCATCCGACAACAGCGGGTCGGCGCAATCGGCTGTATCCGCCACAACGTGCAACGCAACCGGGGCGCAGTCGACAACAACCGGCGCAGGAAAGTCACCAGCGGGCGTCTGCGGCGCTGTCGGCGATTCAACGGGCGCAGATACCGGCGCAGCCTCAAAAGGCGCCACAGCGGGCGCAGGAACGCGCAACGCGTGCACCCTCCACAACACCAGCGGGCCGAGTGCGGATACGCCGATAACAACCGGCACGGATGCGGCGAGGAAATGCGCACTCACTAGGTGGGCAACCGCATTCACAGCGATGAGTGCGCCGACCGACGTAGCCACCTCGCGATGCGCCCGCAGCGCACGAACCGAATACACGTCGAGGGCTACAGGGAGTGCGGCGGCAACGGCCCTAGATGCGCCGCACGCAACCGCTAGGCCGTACTCGGCGCTCGCTGTCAGCACCAGGGCGGCGCCGAGGGCAAGCCAAGATAGAAAGTCACGCGATTTCATAGATTCCTGCCTCTTAAATACAAGAATGCTCCCCGGGAATTCACGCCGAGGCAGTCAACGTGAACTCAACCGGGGAGCGACCGCACAGCCGTCGCTGTACGGAGTCAATGGGGGTGGGGCGCTGCCTCGCCTCACCAGAAATGGAGCGCAGCGGTTTACGCGGCGCGTTCCCGCTCAACGAACGGTCGCAGGGCGCGTTCCATTCGGTCGAGCCGAGCTAGCACCCGCTGTAGCGTCGCGTCAGTCGCGCTTTTCGCTGCCTTTTTCTTCATTGTCCACTGCCTTGGTTAGAAGAATGCGTGCCATTCGCACGTCTAGATGGGGGTGCGTCGCCGTGCCCTCGGCGACCCCCCGAATAAGTACCCACTCCTCGGCTGTCACGGCGCCCTCACGAACTAGGCGCGCATGCCCGAGGAACGGAAAGAGCATGAAAACCGAATAGAAGCGCACGGGAACGCCGAGCGCCTGCCATTCGGATTCCGTCCGCTGAAGAAACAGCGCGTTAGACGCCTTACGGCTACGCATACGAGCCTCCTACAGGCTGTAGCTACCTCGTACGCCGACTCGGCGCTGTGGGCGGCTGGAATCGTCCTCGTCGCCGGTCGGTAGGCGCAGGGCGGCAACCAGCCTGGCAAAGACCAGCCGCAATTGCCGGGCCTCGGTTAGCGCTGGATTCACGCGACCGGCGACGGTGTGGCCAGTCCGCTCGATTTGCGCGGCGAGGGTATCGAGGTCGCACATAGTGCGGCAGATTTCGTGTAGTAGCGCCGACTCGTGTGCGTCGAGGTCGTAATCACTCGTCACCTCGACCCATAGCGCTGTCGCTCGGTCGTTCAACCCGTCGGGAATTTCCATATGCCCGCCCCTTTTGTCCTATTGTTCGTTCGTTTCAGGCCCCGCTCATGTATCCCTGCCCAGGGCTCGGGTCCACTGATAACGCGCTTTTTTAAGAATGCATACCCCCCCGGTCTGCACATAATGTAGCGACCTCTCACCCAATGACGTCACGGAAAGTGACAACCCCCCGAGCGGAAAGCGCACAGCGCGAACCAACCAGGGCGGCCACCACCTACTAGTCACTAGTAGGTGGTGGCCACTCCAGTGAGGCTTAGAACGTCGGGGCGGAAAGACCCGAGCCGGTGATAACCGAAATGCTCTTCGGGTAGCGGTTACCGATGAAACCAACGTACGAGTACAGCCGAACAAAAACGCTCATGTTCGACGCGTAGCTCTGCTCGAACGCTTCCGCACGCACGTGAGACTCGTACGTCCAAAGGTCCGACATGCGCGCCACAATGACCGCGTCCTCGCCAGTACCCGCATCCGCCGCAAGGTTCGTCGGAATCTGAGAGTCGACGTAGACCGGAAGCCCGAGCATGTCGCCGACGTAACCCTGAGCGGCAATACCACCCTGCACGCCGACAGCGTTGAACGGACCACCGGCACGCGGGACCACAAGCGGACGGCTGTTGCTGTCGGAGGTCGCGACCAGCCACGCCCAACGACGCGGGCTCATAATGATCGCGTCCGGCGGAAGGAAACGGTTCGTAGAGATCCGCTGGATTGCGTCGGCAACCTTCGAGTAGAAGGCGGCGACAACCTGCGCCTGCGTCGGCGTACCGGTCGGAGTCGGGAAGTCGACAGCGTTGATACCGGCGACGTTCAGAATGCCGGTCGGCTGACCCGAGGTACCCGAGCCGTTCAGGACAAGGCTGTTGAACGTGGCGCCATAGGAGGCGGCAAGGTCATTCAAAATGACCTGATCCATGTTCAATGGGGACTGCTCCATGAGCTGTAGGCTCACGGTTTGCCCGCCCGCAATGGTGGTCACGGGCGACGAAACAGACGTCGTCTGCATGTCGGTGTTCTGAATCGCCGAATTCTGCGTCGACTGCACAGCGGTAGCGGTACCGCCGGAAATCTTCGGCAGAATCAGGGAGTCGGTACCGGCAGGAAGCGGCTCGACGTTCGTTAGGTCGACGGCCACGCGACCCGGGCGCGCGAACTCGACGAACTGAGTTTCCAGCCACAGCGGAGGAACGAACTCGCCACCGGCACCGGCCACGTTGCCCGAGATAGCCCGAGACTCGTTCCGCAGGGCGTTATTACGCGCTAGCCGGTCGGCGGCGTCACGGTCGT